TCGATTTATCCCAGCCCGCGAACAGGTTGTAGATATAGGAGCTCTCCTCCTCCCTGTTTGTGGGAAGATCTCCAGAGTAGACTGCTTCAGATCCATACTCACAGGTCTGGGTCTGAAGGACCAGGCCTACACGGGACAGCCAGCGGACCGTATAGCTTCTGATCGCCTCGCTGTACTGGGCCGTGATCGTTTTGGCTGCCAGAACAGGCGACTCGATGTCGTCCCATCCGGTGTACGTGTAAACGTACTGAGCATCCGGAGCCTTTGCAGGCGTGTTGATCAGGCCGGCCGTGACAGGATCAACAGGGGAAGAACCACGGTCCACATATGTGGAATACAGTGTGGTGCCATCCGCATTGGCGAATGTCACAGGGTACTGTGTTACCAGGTTCTGTGGGTCATAGGTAACATCAAGATCGGGCCATGCTGCATCATAATTGAGCAGCTCCTGGTTTCTGATCTGGCCAGAGATATAGACCTCACCAGTCAGCAGTGACTGGCTCATGCCGAGTATGGCATTGAGGGTGTCTGTCGTTGCCAGCTCCCAGTCAATTCCGAGCACTCTGCAGATCTGCAGCGTGGAGATGGCCGTCTGAATGATCGTCAGCGCATCAAGGTTCGAATACTCACAGATGAAGGATTCCAGGTTGCCGTAAGAGGCAAGGACCAGGTCTGTGAGGTACTGGATCTGACGGAAGGTCAGGCTGTTGATTGTGGCCGGCAGATGTGCATGCACGATCTTGCCGTTGGCCGCAAACAGGACCGAAGTGATCGCCGTGCCTTCTGCCAGAAGGCTGACCAGGTTCTCGCAGGCGCTCAGATTGATGGAGCCCGTAAGGTTCGGGCAATTCCGGATGTCGAGCGTCTCCAGGAGCGTGTTATTGCCCATATTGAGGGACGTCAGGAAAGGATTGGAATACCCGGCCGTTGTGTTGCCGATGACCAGAGTCTTCAACTTTGAGGCCTTGGAAAAATCGTTGTCATGGATGTAGGCCGCTGACAGGTCATTGATGGCCTGGATGCGGCTTGCGCAGTAGATAAGGATGGCCGTATCGTCCATCTCTGTGAGGGCCGTTTCAAGCGTGTATTCCACGCCAGCCTTTGCCCTGACCTGCACAGGCGCCGGAGAGTTACCATACAGCACCGTAAGGTACATATCAGAGTAGGGGACCAGTCTCAGCGTGTAATCCGGAGCCACAACAGCGCTGGAAGGCGTGTTACATCTGAACATGATCTGGTCTGCACGGACGCCCGTTCCGACGTACTTTGTCCCGATGTAGGCTTCCTGGTCACGTTCGAACTGGCGGCGCTGATACTTTTTCCGGCCGTTCATCATTTCGTTAAGGAAACGCACCGTGCCGGCCTGGTAGGTCCGGAGGTACTTCCTTTCGATGTCCAGTCTCCACAGCTCCTCCGGGAACTGCTCCTGCCAGGCATCCCACTGATTGATCAGTGATTCAGCCGACCAGCAGCCTGCGGATTCCCTGTCAAGATACAGAGCCTGCAGCTGAGAGTGCATCAGACCACGGATCCTGCGCCAGAAGATGCTCTGGGCCGCATTGAAGATAAAGCCGGAGGACGGATCCCCATCCGTCTTGTAGTCGATGTCCTCTTTGCCGTATGTCATTGTCAGCTCGCCAGAGTTGTTGATGCCGAGCGCCGTATCATTGTCGTAGTCCCACAGGTCGAAGCGATAGCCGTTATTGATGGCTGCCGCAGCGTTGTCGATAGTATAATACTGGGCATCGTCTCCCATCTCTGCAGCCTGAGCCTCACTGATGTATGTAAGTCCCCAGTGCCAAAAGCTGTTCTTGGCCCGGTTATCGATCATGGTATAGCGCTCAGTGAAAAGATACCAGTACAGCGGGCTGGAAGTGATGAACCAGTTTCCGAACTGGCTGACGAAATCTGCATCCGAAGATGTGATCACCCACTCATACATATCCCTCCAGACCTGTTTGGACAGCTCCTGCTGGGCTTCTATCTCATCGGATGTGATGGTCTCGCCGTCCTTCGTGCCCATGTCATACCTGAACTCGAAGGAATCATCCCACGCCTCGTAGAGCGACTGCCTTTTCAGGTTGTTCACATTATTCCACTGGGCTGTGGTGATGGGATATACCATGCTGACGCCCTGGTCCGGATCGTATGTAATCTGGTCATTAGCATCGAGATAGACACCAGTCTGGAACCAGCTGTTCGGCAGTGTATTGTCTGAAACTTCCACAACAAACTCAGCGAGGTCCGTAGGGTCATTGACACGGGTGTTATCCGTTTTCTTTGAGTCACCAAGGTTGCCGATGCCGTAGAAGTGCCAGCCCGTATCCCCGAATTCCCTGTGGGTCGTCAGGTCAGGATCGTTCTCGCGGACAAAGATGACGCAGTTCTGAAATTCCATCGAATTCTTCCTTCTGCTGTCTTTCTTCTGTCCGGGAGTCTTGTACGGGATATAGTCGTTATACCGCTTCTGCAGGAGCGCGTTATTGGCGTTTTCAGAAGATGCAATATTAACCTTGATATTGAACCAGTCATTAGGCACTGACTGCCTTGTCAGGCCGACCTTGCCGGTCCCGTCAGAATACCTGGTGCCGTCGCCCAGGATCAGCTCTGAAATGTAGGAAGTGTCGAGCGGGATCTTGGACACCCTCTGGTGGATGCCATCGAATCCGAAGATGATGTCGATGTTACGGCCTGCGAAGCCATACTCATTTGATGTGGTACCCTGGCCTGCGTGGTAGCCGTTGGTAAACTGCCAGTTATCATAAGCGCTGTCACCATTCCTGTAAATGCACCGGACGTTCGTGTTTTTGACGTAGTCCTTTTTGTCATTGGTGAAATGAGGGCAGTCGATCATGATGACCCGGAGATTCGGGCAGGCATTGGCCACGCTTTCTGGGGTCAGCTGGTTGTTCTCGTTGTAGATCTGGTTCCGCTCATAGCGGTCGATCATGGTACTGGAATCACGAGAATCCGCAATGAAGTTCTTCAGAATGTCGGTGTCGCTCAGTGCAGAGCTGTAAGCCTTCATCCTGTAGATCCACACATCGCAGTCATCTGATCCGATGGTTATGGGTACCGGATTGTACTGGTAGATACGATGGGACGCATCGTAAATCAGCGGCCTGGCCCCGACGCCATCTTCATATGTCATGATGTAGGATGTGGCCTCAGCGTTCTCAAGATCCAGAGGATTGATGTTGTATTCGTATTCGATTACATCCTCTTCGCTGTAAGGCATGTACAGCTCATCAGTGGAAGTCTGCAGGTATGCTGCGTGTGCCTTCATGTCAAGTCCGACAGGGACCGAATCTTCCGGCAGGCAGGTGAGGAACGATGTTGTGTTATCCCTCACGTTGCTGGTCTTAAAGATCACCTTGAATTCAGCGCCGGCTTGCAGAGGGTCCGAGCTGAACAGGTTATAGCTGATGTATGCCCTGCTGCCGGCCTTCACGCAGAAATAGGCATTGCCGTCCTCATCCAGCTTGTAACCGCCATTTGCCCAGTCGAAATTATTCGAGACTGTCATGGCCACTTCGGGGTGGTTCTCATCATGCCACAGGCGGTTCTCAGAAGTGTTGCTACGGCCGATAGGATCGAAGTCAAATTCCAGGTTGGCTGTGACCGGGCTTACATCGTAGCCCAGCTCATGCACGTTCACTCGGATTTCCACAGAGGCCGTTCTGCAGGTTATGGTAAGCACATGGACCGCAACGTCATCCGCCTTATACGCCCAGGTATTGAGGGCCTCCATAAGTGTCAGATTGTTGACCACTGTGCCGTCCACGGCCAGTGTGACAGCAGGCGTAGAGGTCGAAGGATCATAGATCACATAGTCGATCCTGGTCGTATCATACTGTCTTGCGCTTACCTGACCGTAATGGTCGTACCGGTATGCACAGCCGATGACCGGAATGGCAGAGCTTTCATCATACCAGATAATGTCTTTGAATATATGGACCGTTTCAATGTTGGTGTTGTTCACCGTTGCGGTGATCCAGCATTCCAGAAGGTGCGCCCCATGTGTCTGAGGGGCCAGAGCATAAGACTGCAGTGTGCCGGATGCAGATGTTACCACGCTCTCCAGCTCCACGCCGTCCAGCTTGAAATGTACGGTCTTGGATACAGCACCATAGGGCGTGTAGGTGAAGTTCACGGATCTGCCCAGGGGATTTGTGTACCTGTCAGAAAAAGCACTCTCCAGCCGGACGTCCACGATCTGAACGGTCCATGATTTCACGGCCACGGATCCGCCTTCATCGGTGACGGTCAGGATCAGCTTCTGGGTGCCGATGGAGCAATGCTCAGTCAAATCAAATGTGTTGAGCCCCTGTACCAGGGAGCCTGCTGCAACGGTCGTTGTCCCGATCCTCCATGTGTAAGTACCGTCGACCAGCTCGCCGTCAGAGTCAGTTGAGCTGTAACTGATCTGGATTTCCACCTTATCAGTGGGCGTGCAGACCACAGGAGATGGAGTGACCTTCTCGACCTCTAACTGTGTTGTGGAGCTGGATCCGCCGCCACCGCCTCCGGAAGGAAGGACGAACTGGCTCTTGACGGTCTGCTCTTCACCATCATTTTCATACAGCGTAAAAGTGTATGTGTCTCCTTCCTGCGTCAAGGCCGCCTCGTAAGTGTAGCCCTCGGTATCCAGGTTTGCCAGATCCTGCGCCACGCGCTCTACGGTCCTTGATAAGGACGCCAGATTGCTGTTAGTCGTGCTCAAATCACTGGCCAATGAAGACACACTGTTGGAGATGCTGGTCAGGAGGTTATTCACCTCCTCTTTGGTGTAGGAATCGGATCCGATAGTCTCCCACGCTCCATCGATCCACCTATAGTGGACATAGGTCCCTGCAGCGTTCGGGCAGTAGTAATCTGTGTAGACATTGCCGGTCTCAGGCAGCTCCTCCACGGTCTCTGCCAGTGAGCCTGCGACCATGTGCCAGTCATTGTCGAACCATTTGTAATACAGGCAACCGGCGGTCGTCTTCAGAATGTAGTCTGCAGACTCATCGCCCACCTGAGGCAGCGCATCTACCACCAGGGTCGTAGCAGATCCGAAGACATCCCATACAGAGTTGCCATGCTCATCAGTGATCCACCAGTACTTGTCGTACCCGCCGTTTTCTTTCGGTACAAGGTAGTAGACCATAGGCTGCCCGGCTACAGGGAGCTGATCTACGACCGTGATCGTGAACGCCTTGTACTCTACCAGGCGCGCACGAACGTAGGCTTTTGCTGCGTTCAGGATGCCCTGCAGGGAGGCTTTCAGAGAGGTATAGACCAGCGCATCACCGTCATCGTCGATGGTGTAGGCGGCTGTAATCTCTTCTCGTATAGGTTTTACGTAGTTGTCGTTGACGAAATCGGCCCGGCCTTTTGCGTACTGATAGACGTCAGTCTGCAGGCCCTGGGTATCATATACGGAAGCCTGCATGGCAGAATCTGCCAGATCCAGAGTAGCCTGCACCGCTGCCGCCAGCTGCGTTTTCGTGATTGCGCCTGCTGCCAGGCCGGTGCTAAGATCTGCCGCCACCGACTGGATGGCTGTGTTCAGATCCTGCACAGCTGCATATATGGCTTTGTTCTGGACAGCATTGGTAGAATCTGCATTGAGGGCAGAGTCCATAGTCATGGATCCATATTCAAGGCCCGGGGTCCACTGCTCATTTACAGTATCCCAAAAATACCAGTAGCCCGGGGTCAGGTCCTGGGTCTGCGTGCCGATATAGACATACAGCTTGTCATGCTCCGACATATCTGCAGCTGTTTCCGCAGGCTCCGGAGCCCCGCTCACCATGCCGTCTACCTTGGAGGCCATGGCCGCCACTGTGTAGAGCAGGGCAGCGATCTTCTCAGCGTTTGTCGCCGCAGTCTCCGGGTCGTCATAATCGTCAGACCCGTCAAAATGGATATGGTCCAGGACAGCAAAGGTATCATTGAGCGTGTGCCACTCTTTGTCGATGGCTTCCCCTGTATGGTCCAGGAGGATCGCGCAGACGGAATAGCTGATCTGACCGACCTTCTGGGTGTGCTCCAGTTTGAGCGTCCAGTCAAAGGTCGTTGTATAGCCGATCACGACGTCGTTGCCCTCGTCGTCCTTGGTCGTGTTGGTCTCCACCGCGAAGTTCTCCGGGGTGATCTCCACAGGGATCCCACCCGGCAGGATCGCTTTGATCAGGATGGAAGCCCCGACGAAGGAGAGACCGTCTGCATCTTCCAGGCTGAAATGTATGGTCGTCACGTTCTGGTCCTGCCAGAGGACGACCATATGCTCAGACGTGACCCGTCTTGTTACCGGGTCGATGTAAAAGTTATACTGCAAAACTCCCCTCCTTATGTGGTGAATTTAAGCCTTGCCTCGACGTCTATACCGACGACGTCGTTATTCAGGGCACCTGGCAGGGCGGTCTTGTGGCTCCATACGATGTTGACGCCATAATCTGCTTTGTATGCTGTCACCTCTTCCGGATCCACGTCTTTCCGGGCCGCTGCCGTCCCCCAAAGGTACTTGTTCCCCTGCCGTACTTTGGCGTACATGCCGACGACCTGCACCTTTTTGACGGCAGGTGCCAGCGGCTTTGTGAGCGGCAGGTTGAACATTATATCTTTGCCGGAGTTCGTGATCGTTCCGGTCACCCAGGCCGTACCGTCCACCCTTGTCCCGGGCTGGACGAAATGATTGTTGATCAGAGCTGTCAGGCTCGCGTTCTGGGACGACAGGTTTTCTATCACTGTTTTGAAATAGCTCAGCGGATAGAGCGTGTCCACCAGGGCCGTGACTGATGTGATCGTCAGTCCATCCTGCCTTACCCTGTAGACAGGCACATAGACTTCCGTTGCTCCTTCCCTGAGGGTCCCGGAGCTGGCCGGCAGGTCCGTCGCGCTTGATGCAGTATAGACAAACTGCTCCGCCACCCTGATGTTGTCCTGATCAGAATAAAGCCTGTAGCCGATGACATAATATGCTGTAATCCCGGCAGCCCCTACGGGGATGTCGAAATCATCATATGATCCTGCTGTGATGATGATGGCGCGCCCTTCTGATGTGACCATCACTCCATCCCCGATCCTTACGACATTCGCGTCCGGGATACTGGAGGCCATACGGCTCCCCACCTGCAGGATCCCTCCGCCGGACAGGCCGCAGTAGAGATCTGCGTCGAACTGAGCATACACATCCAGATACCCTTCCGCGGTAAATAATGTTGCCATTTATGTGCCTCCTTTAAGTCTGTAAGTGGTCTTATAGATCCCGCCATTTACAGACAGAACTTTTCTTTCTATCGGCACCGTCACCGATGTCTTGTTTACATATCCAGAGATCAGATCTCCGACCTCGTTTTCAACGCTCACAGAATCCACTTGCAGGGACTGGCCTGACATAAGCTCTTTCAGGCGCTTTTTGCCGTAGGACGTCAGCGACGATACTGATTCTGCAGAGGAGTAATCGTAATAAGCGGTCCTCTCCTTGAATCCCGTATAATACTTGGTCGTGCTGATCCGGCCTCTATTGTCAGCGTACAGGTCGACCCGGATCCGGTTCTGCAGCTGGCCGGAGCCCATGCATACCAGGTGGTTGATGCCCATCTGGTTATCCGTATAGGTCAGCGGCACGGGGCTGTCCTCTGACAGGGTCCCGATCAGCGTCTGCTTCGGCGCTGCCTCCGCCGTGATTCTGATCGCCTCGCCTGCTGCCGTCTTATCCGCATGGATATAGAGCCTTGCGTCATATTCGTCCAGCATGGTCATCAGCCCTTCCAGGGTGGTGCAGTAGAGCGGGAATGTGTAATTGGTTATCGTGATCCCGGACTCCTCATCCGGAACATAAAAAAAGCCGCCAAGAAGGTCCTGGAGCAGGCTCTTAATGACGGCGTTTGCATCCCCTGAAACGACTTTGTGGTCGTTGCCGGGATCTGGAATTATGATCGATTGGGAGAGGAGCCCCCTCCATGTATATCCCTTCTTTGTGATCACGTTCGACCCGGTCTTCTCGTAGTGATATTCAAATAGGCCACCGAATTCGGTCCCAGGTAAATACATACCGCCGCAGGAGGAAGGGAAGACTCCTGAGAACTGCATCGTATTTGAGGCCGCACCCGGATAGCCTATTTCAAAATCGCCATCATAATCGCAGGGGCCTATCTCATGGAGCTGCTTCGTCAGCATAATCAGATCGTATCCCATGCAGGTTCGCTCCTCCTCTTATAGATGGTCAGGTCAATCCGGTATGTCCTCGAATAGCTTACGGGGACGATGCCCGGTTTGATCTTCTGCATCAGCAGGCTGTCTGCCTTTCGATAATCAAATACATTCACCATCCGGCCTCCGGTCCCTACGATATAGGCGTGCCGGTCCGCAGCCTGCGTGCTCCTTGTGTCGATGATCATTACTTCCCCGGATGCTACGGGATAGTCCACAGCATACTGGTTGCCGCCGATGTTGACATTGACAGCGGCCGCGGGGCCGTAGGCGATCAGCCTGAAATCACATTCGGCGTAGTGATCGATCTTCAGGAATGGCGGCGGGACTACTTTGCGGTAACTGTAAGGATATCCATAAGACAGGCCGTAGCCGCCATAGCCCTTGTCCGTGATCCGCCGCGCTGTTTCCTCGGCCGCATGCACCGTCAGGGACTGCTCCTGGATCCAGAACGGATCAGGGCAGTAGATTGTCAGCTCATTGACTGTATATGTATTCCTTTCAGCCGGATAGGTGTTCGACGCCCTGATGAAGCAGTAAATATAAGAGCTTCCCCACGTAAGGACGCCCGGCTGGCCGGAAAAAAAATCTGCGTCAATACTCGAATGGAAGCGATTGAGCCACTTCCTTCTGGTGTTCAGGTCCCCATAGATATACAGATCCATCCCGTATTCTACGGATTTCTTGGCCCAGGAGTCGACCCTGTCCCCATATTGGCGCCTGGTCACATCGGCCTCCCATTCGAATCCGTGGAAGGCCGCGTTCTTGACCCTGGGGGCCGTCCCGCGCAAGTCGTAGGACGTCCCATCAGATGATTTATATGAGATATCTACGATGTTGCTCACGTGAATACGACCCCCGTGTCTCTCATGAATCTTTCTGCGGATCTCTCGCCGATCACCAGCGTTACATCCGCGTCTTCCATGCCCTGGCGGACTGCCGCATACATATCCCTTGCGGACATGCCGCTGCCGGCCACAGCTTCCTGTATCATGCTTCGCAGGCTGCTGACGCCTACGACCGCCTCCGGCCCTGCCTCTCCGCCGCCCAGCAGCTTCCCGTTTGCCATGCCGAAAATAGCAGGGTTATTGAGGATCATGCCGCCTTCCATAGCTTTTTCGTACCAGTCGACCGACAGGTGTGGCACAGATGGCGGATTCAGGCTGAATTTGCCGGATATGCTGAAATGTGGAAGTGCCGGCAATGAGATCTTCGGCAGCTTCAGTTTGCAGTTGTTGATCGTGCTCTTGATGGCGTTTATGGCGCTTGATACGGTCTCTTTGGCTGAGTTGATCGGCCCCTCAATCGCTGACTTAATGCCGTTCCAGATGGATGTGACCGTCGATTTGACTGAGTTAAATACACTGCTTACCGTGCTCTTTATCGAGTTCACGGCCGATGATACCAGCGATTTAATAGAGTTCCAGATCGTCGATATGACATTCTGGATGTTCTGCATGACCGTTGACACCGTGGTCTTGATGGTGTTCCAGACCGTCGATATTGTCGTCATGATCGCGGTCACGACCGTCGTGATTGTCGCCTTGATGGCTGTCCATATCGTCGTGACGGTCGTCTTGATCCCGTTGAGGATCGTCATCACATTGCCTTTGATCAGGTTCCAGACTGTGGTGATCACGTTCTGGATGGTCTGCATATTGGTATCGATGACTGCGCTGATACCGTTCGTTACGGTGTCTACGATCCCCGCGATTGCCTGCCAGAAGCCATCCCAGTTGCCTTGTGTGATCGCGATAAAGGCATCGATGATGCCGGATATCACGCCCAGGACCGTCTCTATGACGATCTGGATCTGCTGGAATGCTCCCGTGATGACAGGGGCAAGGACCTGACAGAAAGCGTCCCAGACGATTTGCAGGCCTGCGACGAACTGGTCCCAGTAAGGTTTCAATATTTCGAGCTGTTCCTGGAAGCGCGTGACGAAGTCCGATATCGTAGTCTTGATCTGTTCCCAGATGGCCATAATGCCATTCCGGAATCCTTCGTTCGTCTTCCACAGATGGATTATCGCCGCAACAAGTACGCCTATAATAGCCACCACCGCAAGGATAGGTCCCAGCGTGGCCATCTGCAGGCCGGTTATAGCAGCCTGCATCCCCTTCAGGGCCTGCATCGCTATGCCTATCTTTTCGACGATCACGCCGAATATGATCAGCACCGGGCCGATCGCGGCCACGATCCCGCTGACCGTGACGATGACAGCCCTTGTCGTGCTGTCAAGGCTGTTCAGCCATTCGACAAACGTCTGCAGATGGGCCACCATAGCTTCTACGACCGGCATCAGTGTCTGTCCGATGGCGATCATCAGACCTTCAAGGGCCGATTTCAAAAGCGTCAGCTGGCCGTTCAGGTTGTCCAACATTGTGGCAGCCTGTTCCGATGCGGACCCACCTGCATCCTCAAGTTCGCTGGCAAAATGTGCAGTCTGCTCTGCAGAGGAAGCGCACATTTTGTTGTAGCCCTGCAGGCCGTTCGTCGTGAAGATAGTGTTCAGCTTGGCGTTCCGCTGTTCTTCGGTCATTCCCGCGGTCGCCGTCTGCAGGTCCGCAAGGACATCGCTCAGGCTTCTTGCCTTGCCTTCCTCGTCGTAGGCAGAGACCCCCAGTTCATCGAGAGCGGACGCAGCCTCATCTGTGGGCGCATAGAGGTCTGTCATCGTCCGGTTCAGCATTGTCGCGGCTTCCGATCCTGTGACGTTCTGCTGGGCCAGACGCAGTAGCGCGACCTCGGTCTCCTGGGCGCTCTGCCCGTAAGCGGCCGCAGAGGAGGACGCTCCTGACATGGCTTCGCCGAGGGCACCCACATCTGTCTTTGCCAGGGTCGCTCCCTTGGCGATCAGGTCCGCGTAATAGCCGGCGTCCTTTGAGGCGTCGTTAAAGCCGTTCATTGCGCCTGTCACGTACTGGGCCGCGGACCCCATGCTGATACCGCCCGCTGCCGCCAGGTTCAGGACATCCGGAAGGATCTCCGCCTGTTCCTGGGCGCTGTAGCCGGCCTGCGCAAGGATGTTAAGGCCTTCCGCTGCCTCTTTGGCCGAGAACGATGTTTCCCGTCCCAGCTTCTGGGCGAACTCTTCGAGCGTGCCGTTAAAGCCGTCCGTGGTGACCTGCGTCGCCGCCAGCTGCTCGTTTGTCAGACCCATGGAAGCGGCCACCATTGACATGGCCGATTCGAAGTCCGCGGCAGTCTTCACGCTTGCCACGCCGGCTCCCGTAACTGCTGCCGTGACCGGGAGCATAGCCTTCCCGGCCGTCTGCATCCCGGCGCCGACCTTCTGCATCTTCGCGCCGGCTTCCGCGATCTTATCAAGAGCGGGCTTGGTGGTCTCTGACTGGCGCTGCAGGTCCTTCAGGTTCTTTTCGGTCTCTATGATCTCCCTTTGCAGGGCATCATATTTTTCCGGACTCAGTGGCCGGCCGAACTCGTCGTTTACAGCTTCCTGCTGGGCTTTGACGTCTGCCAGATGCTGCTTGGTCTCGTCGATCTCTTTCTGCAGGTTCTTGTATTCCTGCGTATCGATCTTGCCGGCCTTTTCAAGCTCTGTCTTCCGTTCCTGCAGCTGCTTGAGCTTTTCCCTGGTCTTGTCAGCCTCCTGCTGCAGAGGGGCGAATTTCTTCTGCCAGGCGTCGTAGTTGTCCTTTGTCTTGGCCGCCTGTTCTGAGGCTTTCTTCAGTGTCTCCAGGCGCTTTGACGTGTTTTCGATCTGGGTCCCGAGGAGCTTCTGTTTTTGTGCAAGGAGCTCTGTATTCTTCGGGTCCAGTTTGAGAAGCCGGTTCACATCTTTGAGAGATGTCTGGGTCGTCTTTATGGACGAATCCACCGACTTTAAGGCCTTATTTAGGCCGGTTGTATCGCCGCCGATCGCGACGGTGATGCCTGCTATTCTTCCAGCCATTCAAGCCTCCTGATCGTCAATTACTCAGAATTTATCAAAGTCCTCCTGCGTGGCCTCCCTGATGTCACTCTTAGGCTCTTTCACATCATCGTTGAGCCTTTCTGTCCAGATATCCAGGACCAGTCCGACCGTCAGAAGTTCCAGATCCGACATCGAAAGCCCTACTTCAAGGCACCGGAGCAGGAAGAGGGGCGTGGTCATTTGCCGCCCTGATTTATGTAATTTTTTTTTGCCTTCGCGGTGGTGAGCATGTTGACCTTCCAGAGGTCAAGGATCTGCGGCAGGACCTCGTAAATTGAGAACATGTCGAACTGATCCAGCCATTCTTCCACCGTCGGCGGGATATCCGGGTCCGCATGTACGGCCATGATGTAGGCCACGTCCTCGAACAGTCCCAGATCTTCGATGGGGATGTCTTCCCCTTCTTTTTCCTTCGACTCGAAGGACCCCTGCAGCTTATTGAGGTCCTTGATGATGTCCCGGCCGTATTTGATCCGATACATCCTCGGAATCGCTGCAGAGGCCCTGAATTTCACATCGACCCCGGAAATGTTAATGGTTTTGTCGATCATCGCTTATCTTTCTCCCTTCTAAAAGACAGGTGATCAGCCTCCGTTTCCGGATGCCGTTCCGGATGCCGTCAGAGCAGGCACGTAAACCGCATCATACCATTCGGTATAAGTTGTGCTCGTTGCCTCGACGTCGTCTCCGGTCTTGGCTTTAACCAGTCCGTCGGCCCTGGGCTCGCAGGAGAGAGACAGGCTCTCTGTCTGCGGCTCGATGTCCTCCTCCTTGGTCTGGGACCCTACGGAGGGACGGCCGCAGCTGCAGTTGTACAGGACGTGCCTGATCGCCTTTTCGTCGCCCTGGAACTCGAACAGGAGCGCGAACCTCGGGGCCTCTTCTCCGGAAGCCACCTCGGCCAGTACCCCGTTCGAATCCTTTATTTCCTTGAGGATGTTGATCCTGAACCACTCGGGGATCAGTGCCAGCTCCAGATCGCCGGAATAACCGTTGTTGCCGGGGGATTTATAGTAGACAATGTCGTCTGCATGAAACGCGCTGGATTCGCCTTCCGCGTCCAGCGACAAGCTCACAGCTCCAGGGATGGCCTGAGGAGTGCCGTAAGTGTATGCGCCCCCTTCCCCCTGTGTCTGGAGGGCTGCATGGACATTCTTGAGGCCATATTTGATTTTGTTCATATTGATTCAACCTCCATGAACTCAAAGTGTTGATTGAATATCTTTTTTCTTTTTCCTCTGCAAACACCACTAATTCCACTGATTGAGAATCCTGTCTTTTCTGCTGCTTTGGAAATATTACAAAAAACTTCTCCTGTCTCAATATGGATGACAGGTTTGTTGAACCAAGGTCTTTTCTTACCTTTGTTACCTTTTGAAATTGCCATGCGATGCTTTTCCGACATTTTTCCATGCGGTTTTTTCATCGCATCTGACATCTTCTTTTTTGTTTCCGCAGACCTTTTCAATCCGTAGTTCGGATTTTTTGCGCCTGTGTTTATCTCTGATAGATGTTTTTTCTGGGCATCGGTTAGGTGACGTCCGTATTGCCCCTCTCCTCCTGCTGTGAGGTTGTAACCACTGTTAAAAGTATCGAGTTTTTCTATCCAGAAAATTTCCGATGATTTCAACTCTGATTTTGCAACCTCTTCGACAACATAGAAAGAGAAAGACTTTTCCCCATATTTATCCCACGCTCTTTGCAGATGAGGATTGACATGATTGCCTTTTCTAAGTTCACATTTATGTGTTCTCCATCTGGCATGGATGTCTTGAGCCATCCCTATGTATTTCTTGTGATTCACTGTATTCTCAATACAATAAATTCCAACTATGACACACATTATCCTTTTATCAGCATCCTCATTTCGTACAAAACTTCGTACATTTTTTCTGACTCGATCCACACTTCTGATTTGTTGTAGAACAAGTCATGGTTGCTTAATACCGCTTCCACATCCGCTTCAATCTCCGGGTCTTTCCGATCTGTGTAGAGCTCGATGTTCAGGACGTCTATCTTCTGGTAGACCCTGTTGTCGGCCCCGAAGTTATCGGATTCCGGAAACAAAAAAACGAGGAAGGGTGGGTCTGGCGACTCCCCTTCCGCGAAATGGTGGTATGCGCTGGGCAGGCCCGTTTCGTCGAGCATGTCCAATACGTCCTGATAGGTCATTTTCTCAAAGCCCTTTCAATGTCGCTCACAAGCTGCTTTTCTCCTGCCTGCTCCGCCGGCGCTATATGAGGCCGGGCCGCTGTGCGTCCTCCACCCCTTTTTGCGTGACCATATTCCAGCAGGTGGGGAAGACCAGGCATCCTGGAATAGACTGTGACCTCTACGGATGTAGCGGTCTCCCCTGACGTTTTTGTCGACCAGCTTTTGGCGTACCTGCCCCTGTCAGATGGTGCTCCCTGGGAGACCTCTTTCCTGACAAGGTTCCCGGCCTTCCGGACCGCCTTTTTTACATCTGTCGTAGCCGCTTCGGAATACTCCGTCAGGGCTTTCATGACAGCGTCTGCCATGCCGTCGATCGAGACTTTGTTGGACATCTTGTCACCTCTTGTTCCATTCGCAGTGGAAGCGCAGGCTGTTCTTTTTATAGGCGTTCGGGTTGATAGCAAGGATGTTGTAGATCTTCCCGCCAAAGACGACGCGGTATCCTGTCTTGGTGACCGCTGCCAGCTCAGAGCAGTAACGGCAGGTGAAGTCCATGCTCTCCTGTGTTACCGTCTGGCCGGCTTCGTTCGTCTCGTCTCCGGATGAATAGATTGCCGTTGCCCAGCACCCGAAATAGTCTTTCCATGTGTTGACATGGTTCCGGTATTCATCGACGCCGGCCGTCTGCTTTTGGAACAGGATCCGTATCCTCATAGCTCCAATATCCATCAGAATGCCGCCTCCCTTACGCCAAAAAGCATAGACCTGAGCTGGAGCGTCAGGGCGTTCATGTCCGCTGTCTCTCTGTGCTCATAGAGGTACGCAATGGCATGGTAGGCCGCTGCCTTGACGACGGGGATGTCCTCAGTGGTATCCGTTTCAGCCTCGTCGGCGTCAAAAAAGTCTGTCTTTGACCTGGCTACATCCTTCACCAGCTGCTTGGCAGTGGCGATGATGGGCTTGATCACAGCTTCGTCTTCATCCGCCGAATCGACACGGAGGTAGATCTTCGCATCTTCAAGTGTCAGTTTCATACGTACCTCCAAAAACAGGCGGCCCCGGCGCTATGCCAGGGCCGTCGTCAGATTGACCCGATCAGGCAGCCTTGACCTTCAGGAGCTGGATGCCCTCAGGAAGGATGACCTTCGCGTCAAGGCGCTCAGTGCAGATGAAGCCGACCTGACCGTTGGTGGAGTAGAGTTCATTCAGTCTCTGAATGGTGCGGCCGGTTCTGTCAGCTACCCAGTAGTTGTGGAAGTCACCGAATGCTGCGACAAGAGCGCCGGCAGCGATCGTGGGAGCGTATGCGGAAGTCTGCAGGCTGTAGCCGAGCAGCTTGTCGGGTTCACCCATCTGCATGGAAGGCTGCCACAGGAAGG